GAATAAGACTTGAATTTCCGCAGAAATTTGATAAGATAGAAGGCTCAACTACTGAAAGAGCAAAACCTGCTCAAAACGTAGCATCGGCTAGACGTTCAGCCTCAACAGGACGCAAAAAAACTGTTAAGCTCACACCTTCACAGGTAGCAATTGCTAAAAGATTAGGTGTGCCATTAGAAGATTATGCAAAACAATTAAAAATCACGGAAGGAAACTAAGCATATGGAAAATGATAAAATAAAAACTTCACGTGCGAGTCAAACTAGAGACAAAATAGAAGTCAAAAAAGTTTGGACTCCACCCAACTCACTAGATGCACCACCAGCGCCAAATGGTTTTCGACATCAGTGGATAAGAGCCGAAATTCTCGGACAATCAGATGCTAAAAATGTAGCATCTTCTTTAAGAGAAGGATGGGAGTTAGTTAGATCTGACGAATATCCAGACACTCATTATCCGTCTGACACTGAAGGCAAGTACGCTGGAGTTATCGGAGTGGGAGGCCTATTGCTGGCTAGGATACCCGAAGAGATTGCGCTTCAAATTGATGCTTATTATAAAAAGCAAAACGATGCAAAAGAAGAAGCAGTAGATAACAATCTTATGAAGGAACAGCACCCAAGTATGAAATTCCATAAGGAATCTAATACTCGTGTAACTTTTGGTGGTACAAAGAAAAGCTAATTATTTAGTAATTCCTACCCAACAAATTAACAATTAACCCGTACTGACCCTTATGGGGTCATTACATAACAAGGACAAAAACTATGGCAAATGCAAGTACAGTAGGATTTGGACTTAGAGCGATCAATACAGTTGGACAAACTCCAGCTACATCTGGTCAAGCTGAGTACAGAATCCAAACAGCACCAGGCGTTGCGTCTAATAAAGGAGATCCAATGTCTACACAAGATGCAGGCAATCAAGGTTTCCAACAAGATTGCGCGTTTACGCTTACTGATGATGGCGGAGCCGGCGGTGGAGCATTTAAAAATGACGCTGATGCACTTTTAACAGGTGTATTCAACGGAGCTTTTTATGTCGACGCTTCAGGTAAACCAACTTTCAGCAATAATATTGTTGCAGGTCAAACTACATCGGTAAACTTTAACAACGGTTCAAATGAGATTGAAGCGTTTATTATTAATAACCCTTTTCAGCAATACGAAGTAAAAGCTGATGCAGCAGTTACGCAAGCCCAAATTGGTAGTGCGTTAAACTTCAACATCGGTAATTACACAGCTACAGCAAATAAAAGTGGGCAATCAATTGCTACACTTAATATTGCTTCTCAAACAGCTGGTGGTACTGGTGCGAAGAATATGTTTAAATTAGTTGCTTTCGGCAACGATCCAGAAAATAAAGATTTCACTGTTGCAGGTGGAAACCTTATTGTTGCGATCGCTGGTGGCGCTGGTTTATACGCTTAATCTAGAATAGGAGAATAAAACTATGGCAATATCAAGAGCACAACTAGTTAAAGAACTAGAACCAGGTTTGAATGCACTATTCGGACTTGAGTACAAACAATACGGCGAGCAGTGGTCAGAAATTTTCGACACTGAATCATCAGACAGAGCTTTCGAAGAGGAAGTAATGTTAGCTGGTTTCGCAAATGCAAACGTTAAACCTGAAGGCCAAGGCGTTCAGTTCGACGATGCACAAGAAACTTTCACAGCTCGTTACACAAACGAAACGATTGCATTAGCATTCGCTATAACAGAAGAAGCTATCGAAGATAACTTGTATGACAGACTTGCGTCTAGATATACAAAAGCGTTAGCAAGATCTATGGCGTCTACTAAGAATATCAGAGGCGCAGCTATACTTAATAACGCGTTTGATTCTACTTTTGCAGGTGGAGATGGTAAGGAGCTTTGTGCTTCTGATCACCCTACTATGGCAGGAACATTTTCAAATGAGTTAACGGTAGCAGCTGAGTTGAATGAAACATCTTTAGAGCAGTCATTAATTGACATCGCAGCTCTTACAGATGAAAGAGGCTTAAAAATTGCAGCGCAAGGAGTTAAATTAGTAATTCCTTCAGCTCTTCAATTTACTGCTGACAGACTTATGAATACTGTTGGTAGAACTGGCACAGCTGATAATGATATCAACGCGATAAAAAATATGGGAATGATTTCCGGTGGTTACACTGTAAACAATTACCTGACTCACGCGAAGAAATTCTTTATCAAAACTGATGTGCCTAACGGTCTTAAGCATTTCAACAGATCACCTATCAAAACTTCAATGGAAGGTGACTTTGATACAGGCAATGTTAGATACAAAGCTAGAGAAAGATACGTATTTGGATTCTCGGATCCAAGAGGCGTATTCGGATCAAACGCAACGTAATCAATA